TGACAGGGTGTTAACGATGGCGTCAGCTAGGGCGGCGGTTGAGCATACGTCGCGTTCGCGGCTGATGCACAAGGCTATCGTCGAATATCTCGCCAAGGAAAAGGGAAGCAGCAAACAGTGTAACGGTAACGGCGCACGTCGTAGACGCTGAGACCGTCCGTGACTACACCGGAAAGCCTGAAAGAGCGACTGGCTCGTCTCAAGGCGGGCAAGAATGGGGCAACACCGCCGGAACCGGCGCTCGACCGGCAACCTGGAGACCCGCCCCTGGAGCCATCGCGCGTGGAGATGCTTGCTGCTCCCACCAACGGTCATCGGCCGCTGGAGCAGCGAGTTAATACGTGGAAACTGGCGCTCACCGAGTACATGCGGGAGTTGTCGGTCAAGGAAAATGACCATCGGGAGAAGGGGATAGATCGGACTACGTATCGGGAATGGGCGTTAGGGGACCTCAAGAGTCTGCCGGAACGGGAACCGGCACTGAATTACCTACATCCACCTAAAGAATTATCGGCTACTGAGATTGAGGAAGAATTAAGCAGCATTGTTGATTTCTACCTGCCGGCGAGACGGGAAGATGCTGGTTATGAGGCGGGGTTGCCAGCGGTCAACGCTGGGGAAGCCCCGATCATTATCCCGTGGGAGGGATTCGACGCGGCGATTGCCGCTAATGAAGCGTATCTCGCCAGAACGCCAGTCATCGATAAACTCTGTTATTCGTCGGCCGTGAGCATGATTACGGGGGGAAAGCACGCGGGAAAGTCTACCTTGGCACGATGGATGGCGATGTGCGTTGTGAAGGGATGGCCGTTCCTCAAGCGGGAAGTTGTTCAGGGGCCAGTCTGCTATATCGCTAGCGATGACGAGACCATGCCGGCACGGCAAGAATTATTGCGCTTGGGCTGGAATACGGCTGATCCGTTGCGGTTTTTGGCATCGGGGGCGGCAGGCGTTGATGACCGGATTAAATTTCTTGAGCTGCTGACGCGCGATATCAGAGAATTTGGGGCTTTGTTGGTGGTGCTGGATATGATGTTCGATTTTGTCGATATCCGCGATGAATTGAGCTATGCGGGCACCCGGGAGGCGGTAGGGCGCATTCAGAAAGTCGCTACGGACACGGGGGCGCATATCGTAGCGATTCATCACGCACCCAAGCATGCGCAGACTGGGGATGCGGCAGTGACGGCCTTGGGGAGTCAGGGGTTAGCGGCTAGGGTCAGCCCTATTATTCTTGTGCGCAGGTTTGGACCTGGGGTCCATTCGGTGACAAGTACAGCTGTACGCGATCCTAGAGGTGAGGCGTTGACTGAAAGCCGGTTGCATCGCAATGAAGACGGGTCGGTGACGTTGGGCGGGGCCTTCAAGAATTACATGCTGGCAGAGGTCTACGTTGAGCGAATTCAAGAATTGCTGCAGGCAGAAGAGGGGGCAGAGATGACGGCTAGCGACGTCGCGCAGGCCATAGATATCGCCTACGAGGTGGCACGGGCGAGCCTGTCGGCGATGTATAAAAATGGGCTGGTCGAGAGGTTGGGAGCTGGGAAAAAGGGCAAGCCATTTAGGTACGCGCTTATTAGCCATGCTAATGGCACTTCAGAAACAGAATTTACCCCACAGGGTAGGGGGGTAGTGGGGGAAAAAGTGAAAGAGGAATGGAGTGGACCTAGTAGGGATCAAGGTATGTTTGGATATAAGGATTAATTATGGTGACAGTGTTAAAACGGCAACGGCGGCAGAGCCGAATTACCCTACCGCCGTCCGAAGCGATTAGGAGCAAGTCACAGATGAACAACCCATATGTTAACTATCACGTCAGCGGAGTCAATGATGGCTGGCTGGCGGAGTTACGCGGCGTTGCTATTCCCGAAATGCTCACGCCTCATCAGTGGGGCGATTTGCATCGCAGCGTGGAGCGCAGCCCGGAAAGGCGTCTACTGCTGGCGGTGCTGGAAGACGGCCTGATGTGCTGGATGCGGGTGATTGATGAGGGCCCGTGGGCGGGTAAGAGCAGGCGCTACCGCCTGTGTGCCGAGGCTGAAGCCTGGATTTTCGATGATGACGACGGTCCGTTCAGTTTCACGATGGTTTGCGAGCATCTGGAGCTGGATGCGGCATATATGCGCGACAGCTTGCGCCGCTGGCAGCGGGAGCAGCGCCCAGCGCCCAGGCGCATTCGGCATCATAGCGGGCGCATGGCGCGTGTGAGCGTGGGAGGATAGCAATGGCAGCAGCAGCGATTGACCTGGACGCCTCGTACAGCCGTATATGGAGCACATCCGATCCTGTCGCTGAGATGCGCGCGCGCGCTGCGGAGTGGACGCGCAAAGCGGATTTGCTCGAACGGCAGCTACGCACCTGCAACGCTATCGTCGATGCATTCTGCCAGTGTTGGCCCATCGAGCGCGGCCGGCTGCTATCGAAAGCTCGCACTAACCGGGTAGCATTCGCCCGCGCGGTGCTGATGTATCTGCTACGCGAAGCCGAATTCGCGCCGAGTTATCCCATCATTGGGCTGGTGATGCATCGCGACCATACCAGCGTCATGCACGGCCACGAGCTGATTGCGGCCAGAATGGCGAAGCAGCCGGAATTTGCGGTGTTCATTCGCGGGCTGGCTGCTGAAATAGGGCATCAGGGTAAGGCGGAAACGGACCGCCACGGGGTTTCCGGGTTGGTGACCGCTCTGCCGGTCACGAGCGGCGGGAACGGGGCTTAAAATGATTCTAACGTGGCGGTCTTGAGGCGGCAGAATCGGCAAAGATTCCCTACGCCATCGGCGAGGCTATTTGTATTGCGGTGGAACGGCGTCTGGGGATGGCGCAGGGAAGGGTCAGCGCTGCCACGGATTCAGGGCTAGGCGGCGTTTCTGAGCAGCGGGAGGCATCCGAGTAGGGGCGGTGATACTACAGGCTGATTTGAGAGGAAGGAGCTGAAATGAGCGAACAACTGAAACTCTTTGGCGAGCGCAAGCCGCTGATCCTTGAACCATGGGTAGCGAACCAGTTGAATTACGGTGAATGATAAGGTAAGTATCATAAATTCCCTCTAAAGGTGTGGTCCGCATTTATTCAAGCGCGCCGTAATGTACGGTTACGGCGCAATCTCCTCACATCAATCGGGGTTTTGGGCTAGGGATTACCAGTCGATATCGTCATCATCGGGCGAGTACTCATGCGCCAGATCGTCATCGAACTCCCGTTTATTCTGTATGCACTGGCCGCAATCGCAACTGTGATAGCCAATTTCATGACCGCCGATACGGATATCGTGGTGCGGCTGATCGCACAGCTCACAGATATCATCGTCGTTCTTATTGCCGACATCGGTTGATGGTTCGGTGGTTTTCCATGCATCGAATGATGCACCTGGAAATTGGCTTATTCATGATTTCTCCTCCATTGCCTTGGCGAATTCTTGACGTGTTCGTATTCTGATGCCTTTGCTCTCCAAGTCTACGCATTGGAGCTGATATAGCGCGGTGAGCGCAGATAGTGCGGGATATGCGATCTATGGCAAGTGAATAGATGAAATCGCGATATGTTATTGGCGTTTACCTTTGCAGGTGATACAGATGGCGTTATATGCGGAATTGGCGTAATCGGTAATAATGCCGCGACCAGCACAATCCGGGCAGGCACCATGTGCCCGATAAAAGTCGTCGAAGGACTTACCCGTTCGCGTTGGTGTCGCTGAAACTCCCGTAATGCGTTCGACATGCTCTGCCATCTCTTCTGCCGCTGTCCATGTCTCTGCATCTATTCTGAGTGAATGATATTCAGGTGCCATGCAATGAGTGTAAATGTCACGTAAATGCAATGTCAATGCTGGGGGCTTGCTTTGCGTGGCTATGCGTGCTGTATCTAGGCCATGTTTCCTTCGTGTTCTTGGCGGGATTATCGCGTTGCTCGGCGGGCCTGGGCACAGATGCACGCAGCGCGTGGTGTTGCAGTGATGCGGGCTCGGGGCTTCCCGAACTTGGTGAAGGGGCACGAGACGCAGGCACGAAAGCGTAGGGAGAGAGCAGCAGCGGCGCAGCAAGCTGAGTACGAGCAACAGCGAAGTGAGGAAATCATTGCCGCATTGCAACAGTTAAGGCGATAAATGATTGCTTAACTTCCACGTCGGGACCAATCCGCAAAATCGAGCTCACCTCCGAGGGTGGTCGGCTGACACCCACGACACGCTACCACCCCTCCACACCAAATCCCACGTCCCTATTTCCCTCCCGACTAAATCCCTGTATAATTGAGGTATGGCAATTACATTACATCAAGTATGTCCGTGGTGCGGGGGCGATATCATAAGGGAGTTCCCGCAGAGCGACATTGATGGTTTAGGGAGGGTGCTGATGAAAGAGTATCACCGTCACAAAGAGGGCTGTCCGATAGACCCGAGGATCATATGCGACACATCATCTATATAACCCTGCTTCTATTATCGGCATGTTTCATACCGCCGGCATCTACGGAATACAGTTCACAGCAGGTGACTATGGCACCTATACGAACGTATCGGCCTTTGGAATATCGGTTCTATCCATCAGCAACATCAGGGGTACGGTGCAGATGGTGGGGAGAGAGTTGGGTATGCCATTAAAGGTACGGCATTGTCTATGGTGTAAGGTACTGTTACAAGGGAAGCAGAGGGGGAGGCCGAAGCAGTATTGCGATGCTAGATGTGCGAAGCAGGATTGGGACCGGAAGCATCCGAGGATAAAGCTGAATGAATCACGATGCCCTGATACGGCGTCTCCAGAAGCTGACAGCGCTGAAGGAGCATCCGTCTACGTTACCGGCTATTAGGGATGAGGCAGCTAGGGCAAAGGAGCGGCTATCGGCCCATCTAAATGAAGGGGATGTTCTACAAGGACTAAACCGATTTCAGCGTATACAGCATAATTCCGACCCAATGTGGGACAATATCTGTACGGTGCTGAATCGGGAGACCCGCAAGATATGGCCAGGGATACGGCCTAAGAGGCCGTTCTAATGAGCGACAAAGACTATATTATCCACAATCCTAACGGCACCACGATGACCTTGGCAGAGCTAAAGGCAGCGTGGCCCAAAGACGAACCAGACTATCCCGATATCATTCCCATAACCTATAACCGCTGTCCGGTCTGCAAGGCTGTGTGGTTAGACGTCAAGGAATATTGTAGCGACTGCGGGTGGCCCGATGGTCCTAGATGAAGATGGCCGTCCCGTTCGTGGAGCGGGGGCGCTGCCTTTCGTTGGGGGCGCAGGCGGCGTAGGCGATATGTCGGGAGTGACCTTCAGCCGCAACATCATGGAAAAGCCTCCGAGTCCGAATACCCAAGGAACCTTTATGGACAAATTCTCACAAATGATTGCTGATGTAGCAGCCGGCAAGGCAGGTGAAGTACTGGATACGCCAACGCTGACCCCCAAACAGCAAAAGAATTACGATAAAGCGGTGCGCATGAAGGCTAACCGGGAAGCGGCGGCGCAGCGGATGCGTGACTATCATGCCCGCAAGAGAGCCGAGAAGGAGGCAGGACTCAATGGCAAATCCGTGGAGATGTCGGAATCACACCTGTCCGAGCCGAGAAAAAGGCAGGCGGTTGCCGGACCGGCTGGAGTACAAGGGGCCGACCAACAACATGGCGTATCACCGATTCGTATGTCCGACGTGTCACGGGCTGGAGGTGATGTCAACGGCAGCCTTCCAGAAATTCAGCAAGACTTGGAAACGGCCGACCCAAGTTTACAGCCATTCATAGCCAATCAGCAGCCATTTAATATTAATGTCCAGATGTTCATGGACTGTCCGATTCAGGCGGCGCAGGAGCTACTCGACGAGCTTCGCAAGCAAACTGAGGATTTAGCCAAAGTCATCGAGCAGCGCCGGCACGACGAGCAGGTAGACGACGAGAGCAAATGCACTTGGTGCAAGCAGCCATTCACCAACGGCTACCCCTTCGCCCGCCACCCTTTCGAGATAGGCGGTGTAGGCAGCGGCCAATGGCGCAGTATCCGCTCCTGTCGCAACAAGAATTGTCTCGACAAGCAAAATGAGGCCTATGACCGCATTGACCGGGATATGAGAGCTGAGCGGGGCCTATGAAGCGTTGCCTACCACGATTCAATGACCAAGGCGCCCACATGAAAGCATGGCGAGCCTTTTGGCGAGTTCATGTACTAAACCTCGCCACACCGGAGGAGCCGAATCCATATGTGCGTGACGCTCAAATCGCTGAATGGCAGACAGAATTCCGTGCGACGCATCAGTGCGAGGAATGCGGTGGTTATTGTGAGCGTTGCCGCCGTTGGTCTTTTGATCCGTGAACCTTGACTACGCCAAAGTCCGGAGCTTCATAGCCAAACTGCCCATCAAGGCGCCGAATAAAGTAATAGTCCCTTTCCAACTCCGTCCCGCTCAAGCCAAATTCCTAGATCTCCTGTCCGACCTTCAGGAACGCAAACGCCTGCCTCGTGTCATCGTGGTCAAATCCCGCCGCACCGGCGTATCATCTATATGCATTGCTTTGCTTACCATCCATGCGCTGGTCATCGAGAACGCCGACGCCCGTATCACCGCCCATCTAAGCGCCACCGCCAAGGACCTATTCGACAACGCCAAGCTGTTCCACCGCCAGCTCCGTCACGGAGTGGAAGTAGATGATGAAATTATCGAAAACGAATCACCAGAACCGACTGCTCAGATTATTCGGTATGGCCCCGAAGCCCATTCGTCGAAACTTACATTTGGTACGGCCAAAACCGTCGCCGGTGGCCGCGGCATGGGCTTTTCGGCTCTACTCGCCACCGAAGCGGCCTACTACGAAAACGAGGAATCCTTCACGGCTCTCTTCCCCGCTCTCCCTATGCAGAACCCGTTTTTCGGCTTTCTGGAATCTACCGCAAATGGGGTGGAAGGTACTGGCGGCCCATTTTACGAGAATTATTGGGCGGCGGCTCGCGGTGACACCGAACTCGCGCCTTTCTTCATTGGTCCTCAGGATGACCCGACTTGCGTGGTCGACGATCTCACGGCGGAGCGGATCATGGCGCTCGACACCGACCCTGATAACGAGGCGGAAGAGCGGGACTTAATCTCCCGGTTTCATCTCACTATTAATCAGCTGGCCTGGCGCCGTATCACCTACAAAGGCCCCGATTGCATGGGCCAGTTGAACAAGCTCCATACCGATTTCCCCTACTGGCCCGAGCAGGCTTTTGTGTCATCGGGGGAGCCGGTCTTTACCGACCAGGAGAAACGCCGTGCACGGGAATCTGTGGAAAAGGCCCCGCCCGCACGCCACGTGGAAATTATGGCGCTCGGTACGGGACCACAGCGCAGACTTAAACTTGATCAGAGGACCGATGGACACATCACAATCTGGGAAGAACCTCGGCAAGATAGCTATTATTATATCGGGGCCGACGCCGCGTCTGGCAAGGATGAAGGAGATTTCGCAGCTGCTGCAATCTACGATGGCACAAGCGGGAATCAAGTTGCAGAGTATGAAAAACGTGCAGGAGTCCACGAGTTCGCAGACGATCTTGATAAATTGGGACGTTATTACGGACGATACATGCCCCTGAAGCAGGCGCTGATGAATATCGAGATCTCATGCAATCTCGGCTACACCGTCCTACAACGTATGAGAAACGATTTTCATTATACGAATTGGTATCGCTGGCGTTCCAAAGACGAAAAGATTAGCCCCCGTATCACCCGCTTCCCCGCCCTCGGCTGGGAGACCACTTCTCGCACCCGCGAAATGATCATGAACCATTACCGCATCGGCCTGATGCAGGACGAGGTTCATCCCCGATCGGAAACGGTGTTATCGCAAATCGAGCGAGCTGCGCGTAAGGAGTTCGGCCTGCGCTGGGATGTGGTTCGCGGTCACGATGACGTCTTGATGGCGCATTTCATCTGCTGGATAGCCATTGTTCAGTGGCCGCCGCCCAACCTCACGCTATCAAGTGTCGGCGGCCGGATAATGGAAAAACGAGACGAAACCAGGGGCACTCCTACCTTCGAAACAACAATAAACCTGTCACCGATTCTCGAGGAACACCGGCAGCGGGTGATCACGCCCAAACGCAAAGATCCGCGGGTGGAATGGCAGAAGGCGCGGGAGAAGGGGCGGGTATTCGTATGAAGAAAGTATGCCTCCGAGGCCACGCGCTGATTGCGGGTAACCTATATGTAAGCGGGAAAGTCAGGCGATGCCGTCGCTGTATTCTCGAACGCGGCAAACGTCTCCGCCGCCAAGTAAAGCGGCTCAAAGAACACGGGCGGAGTTTGACAGAACTCCGGTATATGGAAAGTTAGTTGACCTTTGAGCAGTGGCTATGTCTGGAACGAATAAAAGCTGCGTCTGCTTTGCATCGTGCCCGATATCGTCCAATATACGATGCCTCGCATAGATGGCCTGTTGCATATATGAAACGGCCTTACGAATTGAATTATCTGGCGGGCGCAAAGATCGGAAGGAGACAATGATCCCCTACGACCAACTGCCGACCGGCTGGTTCTTTGAAGAAGACGTTGCGGCCTATCGCTGGGCCTACGAACAGCTGGTCCCAGAGGGGGGCCATACTACAGAAGTCGGTGTCTACTATGGCCGTTCCTTGGTATCCGTTAGCGATATCATCGAGCGTAAACGTATCAATGTAGCGGCAGTCGATAATTTCGGCCCGGTGTTCGGAGAATACGACGGAATGCGCCTGCTCCGGGTCATGAAACACATCGAGATTTGCCGACTGCATAAGCAGGTAGCCATTTGCGTTGGAGACTCGCTAACGGTGGTGCGCGCCGTCGAGGACCATAGTCTCGACCTGGTATTTATTGATGCGGACCACCATTACGAAGCCGTCAAAGCCGATATTGAAGCGTGGGAGCCGAAGATTAAGCCCAAGGGATGGATTGGCGGTCATGATTACAGCGAAAACGATCCTGGGGTGATAGCGGCAGTTGATGAACGATATGGCCATCCGCATGCGCTTCAAGGCTGGTGTTGGTTTGTGCAGTTATGAAAGGTGTTCGTATAATGACCATCGTCGAAACATTACATCGATTCTGTGCCGAGATGTCGTTCGGTTATGATCCGGGGTTCACGCAAATGTGGTTGACGCGTGAAATCTATCGAAAACTCAAGGCTGAGATGCTTCACTGCGACGCTGAATACGTGGATGATGCCAGCTTTGAGCCATTCATCATGTTCGAGGGGCGACGTATTTTCTGTGCTGATAAATGACCCGCGACGAATTCGATAAGCATATCGCCAACGTCGGCGGCGGTCCCAAATCTGACAAGGAGATCGCCGATGCTGAGCGCAAATACCAGTCCCGCATCCTACAGGATCGCGCCGAAACCGCGGCAGCCGAATTCGAGGCGAGGCGGGCGCCGGGTGCTCCGCCGCTCTCCCGCTTCGCCGGCTTGCGAGCCTCCTTCCCATCCTTCTCCCAAGACGTCGCTACCCTGCCCGAAGTAGAAGAAGTTACTGAAACAAACGGCAAAAATGGCAAGGTTGAACCAACTCCTGACCGCGCCATCCTAAAAGCCCTTGGAAATTTATGGGTCGATACCAAGAATAAGGATGGCCGGGCGAAGGCCTGGGACGAACTCGAAGAAGGCGTGATGCGCAATCTTGACCGCCTAGTCGGCTCCGGCTACGGCACCCTTAAAGACCTCATCGGTCTGGTGCGCGCCTTAGATGAATATTCAAACCCCGTTAGTTCTGATAAAAAAGGTAAGAGCGACAAGACTTCGCTATATCGCAAGGCGCTATTAATGGATGAGGAAGCTGAATAGTGGCAGCTGCCCCACAAAGTAACGTTGTCCCGCTGCGACGGCCACTGTCGGGCCGTCCACGGGTCAAACCCTTGACCTCGGCCGAAATGATCGTCGGAAATATCGACGATCTTCAGCGGTTCTCAACCGAAGGCCGTGCCGCGGTTCTCGGCTCCGATTTCTTCGACAAGGCCCGCCGCTTCTATAACTACGAATCCCCTCAGGAATCTCGCGTCGTCTATCATCCCTTGGTCCGTATTGCAGAGCTTCAGACACTGCTGCTAAAGGAGGCCTCCGACCTAACCGCCCCAGCTCCCCGCTTCTTTATTCATAAAGGCGACCAACGCGACGCCGATCGCGAACAAGCCTTCCGTGCCGCATGGCGTCATTTTAAGTATCAACGCGAATGGCTGAAGGGTGAGATTTACTCTGCCATCTGCGGCATGGCGCCGATGCGGGTGTATTGGGACCCGTTTGCGATGCGCGGCCTCGGCGGAGTCAAGTTACGTGCGTGGGACCCTGAGAAGTATTACCCCGACCCTGGCGCTGAAGAAGACGAAGATCGGAATTACATCATCCTCGAAGAGCAGGAAACCGTAGAGGAGATTCAGCAACGTCATGGCGCAGAAGCGGCACGCGGTCTCGACCCGACGGCGCGCAATCGAGGTTATATCCCACGACCTGCAATTGATTTTCCGGCCTCGGGCGCCGGGATGCCGCCTGGGCCGATGCGCACTCTCGGACCTCTTGCACACGGAGCCTTCGCCAGTGATAGAGAAGCTCAGGGACGCATTAGAGTGCGGACTTTGTTTATCCGAGATTCGACTGAATTGCCGTTCACCGATGAACTAGGGCTGACTCTGGTGCGCGACTATCAGACGATTCCTACGCCGGATGTCGTGCCTGCTTTCCCCAACGGAAGGATGATCATTGAAGCGCAGCAACGAATACTTTACGACGGTCCTAACCCTTATCCGGGTTTCCCCGTATTCCGCTTGGCTGCGATGCCCGCGTTGTGGGGTTATTGGCCGCCTCCACCCGTCCGATACGTGCAAGACCTCCAGAACCTCGCCGAAGACCTCCTCTCGCAAGTCTACGAAAACGCGTACCGCATGAATAACGTATCGCTATTCATCAACCGCCTCTCCGGGTTGACGAGCAACGACGTTGACGGTCTCCCCGGGCGTTCTTATTTCTATGACCCAGCCGGCGGTGACAAGCCCGCCGAAATCGTTACAACTCCCGAATTCCCGCAGCACTTTCTCAGCTACCCGGAAAATCTACTGCAAAAGATGAAAGATATTCTCGGCTACTCGCCCGCCCGCATGGGCAAGGCGGGAGCGGGAAACACCGGGGGTGACCTGTTCGATGCCGAGATATTCCAATCGCAGGCACTAACCCGGCTACGCAGCACTCTTTACGGTGATTGCGTAGAGCAGGTCGCACAGTTC